TTGGCGCCGATCGCGTCGAACGCCCGCTGCCGGGCGAGCAGTTCCTCCTCCTGCATTTTCCGCCGGAAGTTGAATATCTCGATATTCGCCCTCCGCCAAGCGTCCGTGTCTTCCTCAAGGAACTCGTCGCGCAGCCTCGCGACTTCGTCATAGTACGCCTTGTCGCTTACCATGCCCATACTCCGGCGGTAGTCGAGGTCGGAACGCTGTTTGTCATACTCGGCCTGATGCGCGGCGCGTTCCTCGGCAAGGACTTCGGCGAGCAGCGCGAGGTACTCGTTCGAGTCCTCCGCGAGTTCGGCCATGCGCTCCCTGCGCTTCTCCCGGCGGCTGTCGTTGTATTCCTGTTCGTCGATGATCCCGGCGTCATACAACAGCTTGAGATATACGTTGAACTCAGCGTACGCGTCGGCGGCCGCCTTGAGTTTGTCGGTCTCGTCTTTCAGCTCCGCGTCAGATATGGCTTTCTTAGTGGCATTGACGCCGGACAACACTTCGAGATAATCGTCCGTGCCCTCTTTGAGCTGTGACAGGCGCTTCTCCTGCAGCGCGAGCAGCTTTGTATTGTACTCCTCCTCGGTGATGATCCCGGCGTCACGGGCGAGTTTCAGGCTCTTTGTCTCGGCGGCGTACGCGTCGGCCAGCGGGTCGGTCTCTTTTTTGGATGACTTGCCGGACGACCCGCCGGACTTCTTCGGGCTGCCCCCGCCGCTCTTACCTGCGGGTATCTTCCCGGACGCCGCGCCTTTGAACAGCGCGATCTGCGCGTCAATGTCGCCGATCCCGCTCTCAGTGTCGTAAATCTGCTTTGCCGCGGCGGCATACATGAACGCGTCGCCGACGAGCATTGCCGCTTGCCGCTCGCCCTCGAGCCGTGTGACCAACGTCGCGCGCGCGGCCTCGAGCGTCGCGATCTGCTCGGCGTATTTGGCCGCCGTCAGCCTTTCGTACGCCTGGGCGTCTAAGTACACCGCGCCTGTTTCCTCATCTATGACGAGCGCGGACGCGTACCCGGCGTCAATAAGCTTGAGCGCGGTCTCAAGCGAGAGCTGCCCGTTTTTTTCCTGTTCCTCGTACGCGGATGAGAGCTGGGACAGGGACTTGGTTAATTCTTTCGTGGTCTTTCCGGCTTCGGCGGCGGCTTTCTGCCATTTTTCATACTCCCCAGCAAGCTCCCGTGCGCGTTCCCTGTTGTACTGCTGTTTGACGGATAGCCTGTCCTGCTCCTCCGCAAGCTCCCGCGTCGTTTTTTCGGTCAGCATCAGCTCTTTGTTCAGCAATTTCAACGCCTGGTCGAACTGCTGCGTGTCCGCGCTGATTTTCAGTTCAAGGCCCTTTATCGTTTCAGCCATATCATCACTCCGTTTTAGCCGTAATTTTAGCTCATATTTTGTTATTTGTGATATAATATCTGCATGGTGGTGATTTTTTTTGAATAAACTCGTCCCAATCCTTCTCGCCCTCGCCGTCATTGTCTCCTGCTCCAGCCCCGGAGATGCAGGGGCGGATCCCATATCCGCCCATGTCTGGACATACTCCGCAACGCTCGAGGCCTGTTCGGTCGCCGGGGTGTCGGACGGGGTCGCCCTCGTCCATGCGACTGACGGCTACATGGGCGGCCTGCACTACGAGGCTTACTTGGCGGGCGTCTCGATGGAGAATGGCCGCGAACTCTGGCGTATCGAGGGCGTCAGCTATCGCGTGCAATATGCGGACGGGGAGGGCAAATTCTACGCCGTCCAAAGCCTTTACGATGAAGCGGAGGCCCTTATCATCTACTGCATGGACATCCATACCGGCGATATGCTATGGGAGCATACACTCACGCCCTTCCCCTACCCGGGCTTCGTACGGGCAACAAGTTCGACCATCGTCGTCTACGATTACGCCTCGTTCAGCCACATAAATACTCTCACCGGCATCGACATCGAAACACTCGAGCAGAAGTGGAGGCTCGAGGACGTGTACTTAGATGCATATGCCCGAATACTGCCCGACGACCCCGCAGACAAAACGATCATCTACCACATAAACAACGAGGTCGCCCTGATAGACTGCGACACAGGAGAAATACTCGAAAGCCATCCCATGCCCGAAAGCAATTATAGCGTCCGTCACATGGACGATGAAGTATTCATCTATCCCTCGGGCGAGAGTATCATATGCCTCTCCCGCGAAAGTAACGGTGTCCGCTGGCAGAACGCTCTCCCGCTCATCGGCGAAGTGCTCGACATATACGACGTCCTCCGTCTCGGCAACGAGATATGCGTCCAGACCTTTACAGCCTACTACTTCTTAGACCCAGAGACAGGTGAGATACTCCGCACGATGGAAACAGGGTTCGAGTTCAACTTCATGCTCCCGTACGTCGTGATGGTAACGCGCACGGACGGGTACTATTTCCTGCCGGTTTCACACGGGATGCGGTGCTACGCGTCGAACTGATCGTCCGGCGGGATGTACGCCATCATAGGTGTATCACCGTACATCCCGCCGGGCTTTTATCAGTTTACATAGGTACAGTCACCATAGTCCTGACTTTCCGTGTTGTTTCATCTCCCGTGGAATAATTTGTGCCGCTCAGCTTCTACGAAATATTCGTTGATCCTCCGCCGTCAAGGTTGAGTCCCATGGTGCAGCTATGAATATCCTTCATAATGCATCTGACATCCCAAAGGTTGCAGCCGGTACCTCCGTTGGCCCCAAGCATGGTGCATAAAATGATTTTCGCCCCACCTTTATAGCCTATAGCCGTTCTTGACCTGTTAGAGGTATTGGAAAGATCCTGCTCCAAGCTTGCGTAAAACGCAGATTCTGTCATAGTCTCACTCAGGCTTAAACTCAGCCCGCCCAATGCCCATTGCACATTGCTTGCTGTGACAGTATAACCGTTGTGAGTGAACGGTAGTGTCGTAAAAGTCGTTGTAGATCCTGACGAGTTTCCTCTTTTGACAAAAAAGGTCGTTCCGTCCGTTAGCGCATTAACAAGCTTAACCATGCACCCGTTGCGTCCGTTGTGAGCACCATTATTTCGTACAGCGGCGCCGTTGTTCATGGCATAACAGATCACATTATACGGAGAAACGTTCATATCGAAAAGAACGCCATTTACCCCATAGTATCCGGATGTCGCCACTGTCGCATCGCCGATGTTTCTCACCGTCACCTCGCTGACCCCGGCCTCGAGCCACCGCAGGTTGACACTCTTCCCGTTGACTGTGTATTGGCCGTAACCGTTTGTTGCTGGCATTTCAATCTCTCCTTTTCATTTTTTGGTGTTTGTATCCAGAGTATCGCCTGACAGACTCAAATCATATAACCACTCCCTTCAGCTGCCAATGGCAGATATGCGCGTCATCAAAACCCTTAGTATCCGCGCTGATTTTAAGATTTAAGCCCCTGATCGTTTCAGCCATGTCAAACGCTCCTTCCGGCGGGCAAATAAACTTCTTGCGTATTTCTCATAACTGTGGTACAATCGGGCTACAATATTGCGGAGGTGGTTGTAGTGGCAAAAGCGGAGTTTATCCGGGCGCGGGTAGATGAAAGCCTGAAAACTAATAGTGAGATCCTGTTTTCCAAGCTTGGTCTGTCAATGACCGAGGCGATAACACTGTTCTTGACACAATGTGAATTGCAACAGGGGCTGCCCTTTGAAGTCAGGATACCGAACGAAGAAACACAAAAAGCGTTGGACGAGGCACACGCGGGTATAGGTTTAACCAGGTTTAACACCCCGGAAGAGCTTTTCAAAAGTTGGAGGGAATGAATTGTTAAACCCGGTACAGAGGAATGAATTTAAGCGGGACGTAAAAAGAGTTGAAAAACGCGGTAAGAACTTAGACAGATTAGAATTTGTTGTCCTCGAACTCCTGAACGAAAGACCGCTTGACCTTAAGTACAGGGATCATCCGCTCATTGGCAGGTATAAGGGCGACCGGGGATGTCACATAGAGCCGGACTGGGTGCTGATATACACAGTGGCGGGTAACGATTTGATACTCGTCAGAACGGGTACACACTCGGACTTATACGGATGACCCCCTAATACCCTCCCGGTATCATGCTCTCGTCGACCGGCTGCTCCTGTTTCTTCGTGAGCACCTCGAACAGCCACGCGGGGTCTTGCCGGTCGATCTCGTCCGGCAGGGTACCGTGCGCGTCGTAGAGGTTGCGGTACAGCCCGAGCAGATAGTCGTAGCCCTCGGGCACGATCATCCCGCCCGCTTCGCCGTACGCCCGCACAGAGGCGTATAACAAGCCCAGCGTATCAAGTGCGGAGGTGAGCCCCGGAGAAGCGGCAAGCTCCTCCGGAGACATCACACCGTCAAACATATCGCAGAGCGCGAGGAAGGCCGCGTAATCTTGCGGGCTCGTTCCGACCCCGCATCCGTCGCGGCCCTCCCCTTTCGCCCTTTCCATTAGTCTGTATGCCCGCATGTCATACGGTCGGGAACACTTTCCGTCGAGGGATATTAAACGGCTCATTCTTCCTCGTACTCAGCGGGGTCCCAGTTCGGGTCGGTGAACCAGTTCGCGGCGATGACCTCCGGGGTGACGTCGACCGGCAGCGCGGGATCGTCGTCGTCGAGTGTGCGCCGGAACAGCCCGTCCGAGATACGCATCGCGGGCGCGAAGTTCGTCGTGCCGTCCTGGAACGCGATGGAGTTGTTCTGTGTGGCCGTGGCCTCGTCAGACATACCGGGCTTGACCTTCAACAGCCACACATAGCGGTACGAGCCGTCCGAGCGTTTGCGGCGGTATCCGACTGCCATCTCTATCGGGTTGATCTGCGCCTCGTTGAGCACACCGTCTTCATAGTCGTACTGGAACCACTCGGCGCGGAGCTCCGGGGGTATGTCCGCACTCTGCACGGCAAGCCCGAGCTCGCCAAGCTGCGCGGCGGTGGCGTACACACCGTTGTCGGCGTAGTACGAGCCTGTCTGCGAGTTCGCGGTGAACGATACGTTTGTCAGGCCGGGTACGCGCTGTGCCGCTCCATATGTAGTCGCGCCGGGTGTTGCACCTGCCGGAGCCTTGTCGGACACCAGCGGCGCCCAGTAGAACATATCGACGCCCACCCAGGGCATCGGGTTAGATTTCAATGCTGGCATAATATGTTATCCTCCTAATTTTTGTTTTAGTTGCGATATAAAACCCGGCATGAGCGAGTCAAACGCCGGGCCGATATGCGGCGTCGCGGGCATTATCCCGCGGTTCTTCCGTATCGCGCCCCGTTCGATCAAGTGCGCGAGCCTGTAGCGGGTCTTATTGTGGATAATCCGGTATTTCATACCGAAACGCTTCTCCTCGGCCAGCCGCCATCCTTTTTTATAGCAGCCTGTCCGTTTCGGGCTTCCCGCCGCCGTACGTTCATGAACCTGCCCGGCGAACATGTCCAGCTCTTCCTCGACCGTGGAGCGCACCGTGTCGCCGTATTCGCCGAGGATTTTACCCAGTTCGGCGGCGAACTCCTGTATTTCCATTACTCATCCTCCACAGGCGCGGCGATCTCGCACGAGAACACATGACGCTGGCCGCTGTCGTCCGACATGTCTGTGTATGATGGCCACGTGAACCCTATGAGGGTCAGCGCGTCCTTCATTTTTTTGCGTATGTCTAAGCTGTTTTTACCGCCTGGGCAGAACAGGCAGACGTCGGCGGCGTAGACCTCATAGGCGGGCCGGTTGTCCCGGAAATACGCGCCCATGCTCGCGTACGTATACACGACATATGTGTCCGCTTCGCCTGTGTACTCGCCGGAGAACGCCGGGGCTATGACGTCGAGGGCCGATTTCAACTTCTGATCTATGTTCATTACCGCTCCCTGACCCCTCTCCGCCCGGCGTTGGCGGGCACACTCTCGAGCGAACAGTTAAGCTCGGTTATCTCCCCGCCCTTTGTGTATGCCCGCTCGACGCGGTACGCCGTACCCTTGTGCTCGATCCGCTTTTCGTCGCTATAGTCAACCGAGCGGACGAGGAACGTTTGAATGATATTTGCCCCGCTCTGCTTCGCGGCGTAGAACTCGCTTCGCTTCACGGACTGGACGTCAACGTACACACTCCGGCGGCCTGTTTCGGTTTCCGTGACATACCCGTCCGCGTCCGGCTCCGCTGTTATTTCTATGAGGTAAGCCGCATCACGCCAGAGCATTGTCGTCTTCCTCCGGCGCGATATATTGGTCAGCGAGCAGGAGCCGGGTTTTAAGCTCCCGGTACGCCTCCCGGTACCTGTCCGCGTCCTCGTTGTCCAGCCCGAACTCGGCCTTGACGTAAAGCCCGACGGCGCGCTTCACAAGCGCGTCATCTTCGTTCTCCGCGCGGCTCCGCAGTACGCCGCCGAGCACAAGGTCGTCACGAGCGGCGGCTATAAGGTCGGTTATCTCGCCGTCGAGCGAGTTGTGCGTTATCCTCAGGTATGCGCGCATCGCGGCGAGATGATCATCCATCTTTTTGTCTCCTTACGCAGAAACTTTCTTGATTGTAACGAGCGAGTTTACGTCCACGACCTTGCCGTCCACAAGCATTACGGCGCGGGTGATCAGGTCGTCGGTGTCGTTGTCCTCGTACTTTTTCATGCCCATCTCGTAGTTGGTATTGAGCACATAGTCCTTGAAGTTGAACAGGAACGCGAACACCTTGTTTGCCGCGAGCGAGCTTGCGTAGGAGTCAAGGTAGTTGCAGATGACCACAGTGCGCCCCAGCAGGCTGCGCTCCGGGCGGCCCGCTATGCCGTAGTTGACGCGCCCGATCGGCTGTCCGACTTCATCCACAAGCCCGAAGTAGGACATGAACGTCTTCTTTGTCATGCACCACACCGCGCCGCTCTCATACTCGATCGGCAGGGCGGCCTCGGCTTCCACAAGGTCTGCGTAAGCAGGCGCAGCGCTTGAGATAACCTGCCCGGCCGCCGGGGTCTCCGCGAGTATACCCTTCGGTCTCCCGGTACCGGTCCCGGATATGATCGACTGCTCAAGGGCCATTGTCATCGCTTCGACGACGTTAGAGATCAGCGCGTTTTCAAACGCGGAGAGCGCCATCGTCTCGACCTCGAGGGTGACCGCGACCGCGCACCGCAGCTTGTGATAGGCGAACGTGATGCTGCCGGTCGTTTTCTTCTGCTTGTCACTGCCCGCGCCCTCCGCAACCCACGAGGCTACCGGCTTGACCGTGGACGTCGGGATGATCAGCCCGCCCTTGTACGCCGTGCGCGTCACGAGGGGGATGATCATACCCACAGCTTCTATCTTCTCGATGATCTTGTTGAGCACGGGCGCGGGGATGACCGAGCCGATGTCGGTAGTCTTGCTCACCGCGTCCGCGCGGTACTCCTCGGGCATCGGCTTCCCGGTCATGACGTGCCTCATGAACGCCTGCCGGTACTCCACCGTTGCGAATTTGTCCTCGGGTTCGGTAACTGTTGCGCCGCCCCCACCGGTGATCGGGTTGGGCGCGGACTGTACCGCGTTCCCGGCGGACTGCCCGCGGTTCAGCTTTTCGGCCGCCTCGCGCCGGGTGTTGAGCTGCGCCTCCTCCGCTTCCAGCCCGTCAAGTTCGGCTGTCAGCGCATCGAGATCGACCTCGCCCTCGGTCTCCAGCATCGCGCGTATCTCAACGCGCCGGGCGTTGATCTCTTTCATCCGTTTTTCAAACATGTGCAAATCCTCCTGTTATTAGTGCGGAAACGTGCGCGCTTCCGCATATTTGTATGCCCTCTTTTCCAAAGAGGGTGGCCGATTACATCGGCCGGGTGATTGTTGGATATGTGCGTGCTCGAACCGCAATCAATTTCCGACGCCGCGCCTGCTCCAAGACGACAAGCTCCTTCGAGTGCTCCACCTCGAAAAAGCCCCGCGCGGAAACCGACGTCTCGTCATACGCGGGAATGTCCACCGCTGAGACGTCATACAGTTTTTTCACTTTAGTTATCGTCCGTGTGTGCGTCGCAGCGTCGTAATCCTGCGCGCGCATCGAGAACGAGAAACTCATTTTATCGATGTATCCGCCCGCTATCTCTTGGTACAGTTCCCGGCCCGCCTCCGTCCCGGCGAGGTCAGCTTCGAAATTCAACCCGCGCGCGTCAATGTCCAGTTTCAGGGTATTGTTGCGCAGGCGGGCGACCGGTTTGCCGCCGTGATTGAAGTTGAATATCACGTCGGACATCTCGCACTCGTCGAACGCGCGGCGGTCAATGACCTCGTAATACTTCATCCCGTGTTCTTCCCACAGGCAGGTGAGCGTGTCAAACACTACAGCCGTGCCGCACACGATATAACTGTCTTCATTATCGCGCGGCAGCGGTGCGAACTCCTGTAAGACGCGGTACTCGCGCCCGTCTTTGATTGTCATTGTGTCCCCTCCCCAAGCTGATACTTGTCTATGAGCGCGGCGTTTACCATGTTCAGGGTCTGCACGCGCCTTGATCCTTCCTCTCCGCCGATCGGCGGATAACCGAACAACTCTAATATCTGGTCGAGCGTCGCGGCCCCGATCTCAGTCAGGAACTTCGCGGCCTGTACGCGGCTCGGAAGCGTCTCGAACTGCAAACGGTCGAGCTCGCACATTATCTCATGCCCGAAGCTCCGTTCCCGCGCGCTGAACAGTGTGTTTGTCATTCCCTGCGCGAGCTGCATATAGAAAGGCGCGAGCCCGCCCCGGTAGAACGCTTCCATGCCCGCGGCGTCCGCCTTATTCTGGATGATGTCGTCGTTGACGCCGATGTAGTCGTTGATCTCGCGCCGGATGTAATCAAGCTGTCCGGGCGGTATCGGCGTCTGTTTATCGTTCATCGGGATATAGTCGTATTTCGCGTCCGTGACGATGATTCCCGAACCGTTATTATCTATCTTCATGTTGTCGCGTATGAACTCGTCCCTGCGCTGATTGAGGTCTTCAGTCTTAACAATGGTCGACGCTTTAAGCAGGCCGCGTATGACGGTGACAAGCTCGGCGAATTTGCCCATGCTCTGGTTGAAAGCGTTGGCCGTTTTCAAAATCGGGAGCAGCGGCTTGTTGCTGTCCCCGAATATGTCGTTGTCCCTGTAGTGCCTGCGGATGTGTATCAAGTCTTCATACAGGCAGGTGTACGCGTCCCCGGTGGCGAATATCAGGCGGGCGTACATGTCGCCGCCCTTTTCCACCAGCTCGACCGACGCGGCGTTTACCGGGTACAGGGCGGTCAGGCAGCCGCCGTCCCACACAGGATATATAAAGGCGTTGTTGTCCACGCAATACTGCGCCGCGAGCCTGTAATAAAATGCGAACGCCGTCATATACGGGTTCGGCCTGAACTGGAGCAGTGCGTTGATATTATCGCCCACGTCCTCGCGCCGCCCGTCCGTCCTGCGTATGTGTCGGGGCAGGACTTTGGCGGCGTTGCGCGCGAACGCGTCCACGGCGGCGCGCACCGTCGCGATCTCCCACGCGTTACCCGAAAACGAAGAAAACGCCGAGTTCCACGACGACAGGAGCTGATACTGCGCGTAGCGGCCGGGCGCGAACAGCTCGTGTATGTTCCCGAATATCGTTTTGAAGAGGCCGCGCCCCTCTTTATCCGCCATGTGTTCACCTCATTGTTGTTGACCTTGTATGTCGCTTGCTGTATAATAACCGCAGAATGATGGATTGCGAGGTGCTGGCATATGCGTTCAATCGAAATTTGCGCTGGCGCTGGCGGACAGGCTCTGGGTTTAGAGCAAGCCGGATTTGAGCATATCGCGTTAGTTGAAATCGACCCGGCGGCCACTGACACGCTGTTGAAAAACCGTCCCCATTGGAATGTAATCAAGGGCGACGTTAAGACTTTTTCCGCAGTAAAATATAAGGGTCTTGTAGACCTGTTGGCCGGCGGCGTCCCTTGCCCTCCGTTCTCAGTTGCCGGAAAACAGTTAGGAAATGATGATGAGCGGGATTTATTCCCCGAAGCGCTGCGTCTTGTCCGGGAGTGTGACCCAAATGCGGTAATGCTTGAAAATGTTCGCGGGCTTTTTGATCCGAAATTTGACAGATACAGAGAAAATATTAGGAATGAACTCGAAAATCTCGGATATAAATGCATTTGGAAACTTGCCCAAGCAAATCATTTCGGAGTTCCGCAGCAAAGGCCGCGTACAGTTCTGATTGCGCTGAAAAACAAATTTGCCGGGTATTTCACTTGGCCGATAGGGTTATTAGCCCCGCCGCCCACCGTTGGTCAAATCCTTTCGGATGAAATGGCGAGTAACGGATGGGACGGCGCGGCTGATTGGGCGCGGCGTGCGGATGGTATTGCCCCCACATTGGTTGGCGGCAGTAAGAAACACGGCGGGGCAGACCTGGGACCCACACGCGCAAGAAAAGCTTGGGAGAGACTTAGTGTAGACGGTTGCGGGCTTGCCGACATGCCTCCGGGAAAGGGATTTACAGGCAGCCCGAGGCTGACAGTGAAAATGGCGGCATTAGTGCAAGGGTTTCCGCCTGATTGGGATATAATCGGTAAAAAAACTCCCGCGTACAGGCAAGTTGGCAATGCTTTTCCGCCTCCGGTCGCTAAAGCCATAGGCCACGCTATTTTCACGGCATTATCCGCTGTTGAATATGAACTGGAGGCGACGCAGAATGAAAGAACCCGGAGCGCGGTCTAAACTGCGACTGTTTTTTCTGGAACATATTGGGGAAGTCTTGGAATCGGATACGTTACAGCAAGTGGCTGGCGCAAGCGAATGGGCCCGCCGTGTCCGCGAATTGCGTAATGAAGAAGGCTATCAAATCCTGACGCACAATGACCGCGCAGATTTGAGGCCGGGGCAATATTTGTTGTTAGACCCAAACCCGCAGCCTGCGTTTGCGCGCGAGCTCAGTAAGGAAGTACGGGCTTATGTCCTTGACCGCAATGGCTTTACCTGTCAAATGTGCGGCGCTGTAGCAGGTGAACCTCATCCATATGACCCTTCACGCAAAACACGCTTACATATCGGGCACATCATAGATAAGAGCATGGGCGGCACTGATGACCCGTCAAATCTTCGCGCTCTATGCAGCGTGTGTAATGAAGGCGCAGCTAATCTGACATTGGACAGGCCGTCCTATGAGAAACTCCTAATTCAAATCCGCCGGGCAACTGAATCCGACCAACTAAAAATATTGGAATGGCTATTAACGAAATTCCCGAAACATCCAAATAATCACCCCACATAGTACATGTAACTCTCGTAGTGCTTGACGTACAGCACCCAAGCGTTGAGCAGGCTTACCGCGCCGTCGATGCGCTTCTTGTCTGTCACTTTGACCGGCTGGATATTGTTGACGCCGCTTGTCTTGACCGCCGTGTTAGACAGGCACCACATCAGCATCGGGTTCTGGCGGCGCTACCCTCATCAGCACGACAAACGCAAGCGCTTCGCTTGTAATGCCGTCAAATGCGGTCACGATCACGGCTACATACAAAGATTTACCCGCAGAATCATACTCGGTAAATGT